TATTAACTTTATTAACCACTCTAAAAAGGCTATGTATCTTTATTTAGAGAGAGTTAGGGAACTAGAGACAGAACAACAAACTACTAATACAAGTGTAGAGAGTAGCAATTAAGGAGTTAAAAATGATTTTAACTGATTTAAGAGACAAATTAGTAGAATTAAAACCCGATAAGGTCTTTTATGGCATGATAAACCAAGATCTTGATGAGTGGGACTACATAGTTTTTTATCGTACTAATACAACAGATAATAGAACTAGCTTTGTTAGAGAGTTTCAAGTTGCTGTAGTGGAAGAAAATTATATTACAGAAGACTATGAAGAAATAGTAATTAACAAGGTTAGCGAGATACCAGGGGTGCATGTAGTTGGGGATGTAGCGTTTGAATACACAAGAAAACCCAACACAGACACAGTAATAGAAGTTATGCTTATTAATTTTGCTTACTCTAGTAAAAAGGGTGGTAAATGTGGTAGTTAATTTTAAATATGATTTAGGCGAACTTGAAGAAATGTTTAGTCAGTACGAACATGCTGAAGATGTTATTAACTCGGTTTTGCATAAGGAAGGTGCAGAGAGAATTAAAAAAGAGATAATAAACATTTTACCAGTTTCGGGTAGGTATTGGAGAGGTAAAGCGAAAGCTGCAAAGTATGCACAACCTTTTACCCAAAAAGACGGAAATCTTAGTGTTACTATTAAATCCCGTGGTAAATATGGATATCTGTATTTTCCCGATGACGGAAGTAACACGATTAAACATTTTGGAAATCAAAAATTTATGCAACACGGTGCAGAAAATGCAACGGATTATATAGTAGATACTATACTAGATAGACTAGTTAATACTAGATAGGTGAGGAGTTGGTATAATGGGAACTATTTATGAAAGCATTTTTTCGGAATTCGAAATAAATAGGTTAGGGTTAAAAATAGAAGGTGAGCAGACTTTTACAGCTGCAAACTGTGTAGCAACTTTCAAAGAGGAAATGGAAACTAAAACCATTACTAAAAAATGTCGTGGAGTTGTTGCAAAAACAAGTACTAAAGGTACTGGTAATGGTACTATAGAGGCAACCTTACATGTACCTTATCCACTTTTAGTTAAATTAAAAGGAATGCAGGATGACAGCCTAAAAGATGGTGTTTATAGTTATGGTAACATATCTAGACACAAAAGGTTTGCTGTAACTTGCAAAATCGAGGATGAAGATGGCAACGTTAAGTTAAAAGCTTATCCTAATTGCATTGTGCAAAATGGTATACCAAACGAAATTGAAAACGAAGGTACAGAAGTAAAAGAGAGTGAGTTAAGTATTGTTGTTATGCCAGACGAGTATGGTGTAGGCGTTTACGAAAGAATTGTCCCTCTCGGAGAGTTAAACGCAGATACAACGATAGAGAACTGGCTCACTAACTGGAGTAGAAGTATGGTAGACAGTACAGCAGTTAACTACACTCTTAGCTGGACACTTACAAAATGTACAGCCAGCAATGGAGCTACTAGCATAGCTAAAAATGGTACTTTAATCTCTACTATTACAGCGGATGATGGATATGAGTTGCCAAGCTCAATAACTGTAAGTGGCTCAAGCGATTACTTCTGGAATGAGGATACAGGGCTTTTAGTAATAGATAATATTACAGCAAATACCTCTATTACTATTACAGCTACATCGGAGGAGTGATTTAGATTAAAGCTTTAGTAGTTAAAGATTTTGTAGACAAAAAAAGCAAAAAGTTAATTAAAAAAGGTACTATAATAGATGTAACTATAGATAGATTTAATGAGATTACTAATAAACTTGGTGCTCTCAATTTAGTTAAAGGAAGTAGGGCGAAATAACCTGAACAGATGTAATAGAGTATTAGATTAACGCTAGTACTCTATTTTTTATTTTAGAAAGGAATGATTTAATGATAAATAAAATTGTACCAGCTAGCACTAAAATTAAGCTAGTAAATGGAGAAGAAATTGATTTGCTAATGAACTTTAGAGGATTATCTTTGCTTAGGAAAGAGAACAAAAGTATATATGAAAAATTGAACAAGTTTATCTTTTCGGTTGGAGATTTAAAAGATATGGACTTATTAGAAATAGTAGAAATGCTATATGCATGCTACCAAATGCATCAACTTTACTATCAACAAGAGATTTCTAAATCTTATGAAGAATTTTTAGAACTAGTTGAATTCGATTTAGAAAAATTAATGAATACATACACTTTATTGCTCGTTGGCGATAAAAAAAAGGCTTCGCAGAAGCTTTTGAAAGAAAAACCCTTAGAACCAAAAGAGGGCTAAAAATACCGCCGTTGGTGTTTGAGCAATTAGAAGATTATTATGCGTATTACGTGCTAATCCTAAAAATTAGCGAAGATGTCTTTTGGAATATGGATATACCATCCATTAACGCTATTGTGGCTAATAAACAAGCATATGATGCTTGGCAGGATTATGCATTAGAAAAGGAGCGTGAGAGGGGACATGGCAAGTAATAGAGAGGCTAAAGTACTTTTTACAGCAGAAACAAAGCAATTTACAGCTAATATTAAGCAAGCTAAAAGTAGTCTATCTACTTTACGCTCGGAACTTAAATTAAACGAGGCTAACTTTAAAAATTCGGGGGATGCTGTACAGTTTTACACAACTAAACAAAACTTATTACAGCAGGAACTTGAGCAAAGTAGAACTAAAATAGATAATTTAAGACAAAAGCTAGAAGCAGCAAAAAGAATATACGGGGAAGGCTCGGAGGAAGTCCAACACTGGACAAGGCAGTTAAACGGAGCACTAACAGAACAACAGAGGATAGAAAGTTCTTTAAACCAATGCGAAAGAGAGTTACAGCAGTACACTAACGAACAAAGAGAAGCGTCTACAGCGTTAGGCAAGTTAAACAGAGAGATAAATGAGCAAGAAAGAGAACTTGAACAGCTTAAAAGAGAGTATGTTAATGCTTGTTTACAGTTTGGCAGAAATAGCACAGAGGCTAAACAACTGGCAAGACAAATAGATACGCTATCTGAGGAGTTAAACGAGAACAGAAGAGAAGTACAGCGATACGAAGATGCGGCGGACGAACTTGATAACACTATGGAAGATGTAGAAGAAGAAGCGGAAGATATGGGAGATGGCTTTACTGTATTAAAAGGTGTAATAGCTAATTTAGTTACAGAAGCATTGCAAAAACTTGTACAAGCATTAAAAGATGTAGCTAAGTTTACAGTATCGACGGGAATGAGCTTTGAAAAGGAAATGTCTAAAGTTAAGGCACTTTCTGGCTCAAATGCGGATGAGATGGAAAAACTTACAGCTAAAGCTAAAGAAATGGGAGCAACAACTCAATTTTCTGCAAGTGAGTCTGCTCAAGCTTTCCAATACATGGCAATGGCGGGCTGGAAAGCTACAGATATGGTAGATGGTATTAAAGGTATTATGGATTTAGCTGCCGCATCTGGTACAGATTTAGCAAGGACATCTGACATAGTTACGGATGCCTTAACAGGCTTTGGTTTAAGTGCAAAAGATTCTGCACATTTTGCTAATGTATTAGCAACTACATCTACAAGTGCAAATACTAATGTAGATCTGTTAGGAGAATCTTTTAAATATTGTGCTCCTATTTGTGGGTCTTTGGGTTATACTGCGGAAGATACAGCCGTCGCACTTGGTTTAATGGCGAACGCTGGTATTAAAGGCTCTCAGGCTGGTACAAGCTTAAAAACAGCTCTTGCCAACATGGCAAAGCCTTCAAAAACAATGAAAGAAGCTATGGATCAACTTGGCATATCTCTTACAGATGGGCATGGAAAAATGTACACGTTAAAAGAGATGATGGAACAATTACGACAAAAAATCGGTGATGTGGATGTTGAGTTAGTAGATGCAGATGGGCAGATGAGGAATTACGATGATATAATTAACGATTTATCTAAATCTCATGATGGGCTGTCTAAAGTGCAAAAAATACAAGCGGCAGCAGCGATTTTTGGTAAAGAGTCTATGGCTGGTATGTTATCCATTATTAACACTAGCACTGACGATTATGCAAAACTTACAGATTCTATTCACAACTGTGATGGAGCATACGATGGTATGGGAAGTGCAGCAGGAACGGCACAAACTATGATGGATAACCTAGATGGAGACATCACTATTTTAAAATCCACGCTAGAAGGTGTTGCGGTCGATGCATACGAAAAGTTTGGAGAACCTCTCAGGGGTGCTGTCCAGTCTGTAAAAAGCACCTTCGAACGTGCAGATATTAAAAAAGGGCTTATGGATATAGCGGAAGCTTTTGGAAATGTAGCAAGCAAGATTGTAGCAAAGATACCCGATATGGTAGAGGGTTTAGTAGACTTTGCACACTGGGTAAAAGATAACATGTCTTTAATTAAAACTTTGGGTGCTGTAATTGCTACAGTTTTTGTTGCAACAAAAATACTTGGTTTTGTTAGTGCTATAGCCTCGGCTATTAATCCTGTTACTCTTGTTATAGCTGGTATTGCTGCTTTAGTTGCTGGCTTCGTCCATCTTTGGAGCACGTCTGAAAGTTTTAGAAATTTTTGGATTGGACTTTGGGAAAAAATTAAAGCGGTTATGTCTCCTATTATAGATATTATAAAAAGTGGATTACTTGTAGCGTTTAGGACTCTAAAAAGTGCAATTGAGCCAGTTAAAACCGCCTTCAGTCAAGTTTTAGACTCGCTAAAACCTCTAGAAAGTTATTTTAAATTAATTGGTGCTGCAATAGGTGCTGTAGTTACTACTCTAGTAGGGCTTGTAATAGGTACTATAACAGGTCTTGCCAACGCCCTTGGCGGAATTGTGCAGATGATCGAAGGTATACTACAATTTATTGCTTCAGGTTTTTCTATGTATTTTGAAACAATTGGAGCTATTTGGCAAACCATTAAAGCGTTGTTTACAGGAAATACAGATCAAATTAAAAAAATATGGTCAAACTGGCTCGACAACATGAAGAATTATCTTAAGACAACGTGGGAAGGCATTAAAAATATTTTTGGTGGTGCTATCAACGCTGTATTTGGTTTTATAGCTGGATTTGTTCGTGGAATTGTCGAATTTTTCAGTGGGCTTTACGACACTTTGGTTGGACATTCGATCGTGCCAGACATGATGAATGCAATAATAAACGTGTTTATGTGGTTGCCAAACAAGGTTATTGCTATTGTTAAAGCTTTCGTATCTGGTGCTATTAGTGTGTTTAACTCTCTTAAATCGCGTGCGTCAAGTATCTTTAATAGTATTAAGAGCTTTTTATCTAGTGTTTGGAATAGTATTAAGAGTGTTGTTAGTAGTGCTGTAAGCAATGTTTATTCTACAGTTACAGCTAAATTTAACAGTGTTAAAAGTACAGTATCAAGTATCTTTAATAGCATTAAAAGTACACTATCCAGTATCTGGAACAGTATTAAGAGTGTAATTAGTAGTGTAATTAGCAGTATTTACTCGACTATTTCTAGTAAATTTAACTCTATTAAAAGCACTATGTCTAGCGTGTTAAACAGTGCTAAAAGTACTGTAGTATCCGTGTTTAACGGTATTAAGAGTAGTATTAGTACGATTATGAGTGGTGTGGCTAATACGGTTAAGAGTGGTATAGATAAGGTTAAAAACTTCTTTAACTTTAAAGTGTCCTTACCAAAAGTTAAATTGCCACACTTTAGCGTATCAGGTTCTAAAAATCCGATTGATTGGATAGATAAAGGTACACCTAAGTTTAGCGTGTCTTGGTACAAGCAAGGTGGTATTTTTACCAAACCAACTTTATTTAATACTAATACAGGTATTAAAGGTGTTGGCGAAGCAGGTGCTGAGGCTGTTTTGCCTATCGAAAAACTACAAAATTTTATTGATAATGCATTACAAAAGCAATCGCATGATGTTGATATAGTTAATGCTATTGATAAATTAGCTAACAGAGAAATCCAAACGAATTTGTACATAAATGATAAGCTTTTTGCTACTGCTACAGCCAAAGCGAGTGATTATGTGGATGGTAACAGGATGAGCTTTTCTACGAGAGGGGTGGCGGTTACATGATTTTAAGCAATGGAATAACTATTAATAATAAGCACTCTTTTGATGATTTTGATTTGTACATAAGTGAGAAAACGATTGGTCTTCCTGAGAAAGAAATTATAACTGATACTGTTCCTTTTATGCATGGATACTATGATTTTTCTGACATAATGGGTAGTGCTATTTTTAAACAAAGAACTTTAGAGTATGTCTTTGATGTACTTGCTACTAGTACCAAATCTTTAGAAGAACTTAAAACAGATATTGCTATGTGGCTCATGAATGTTCACAACGCTAATATTTATGATGATGAGTTAGATGATTTTCATTTTGTAGGATCGTTTAATTCTTGCGAATGGTCTGAAGATGATGAGTATGGTGAGCTAAAAGTTACTTTTTTGTGTCAGCCGTTTAAAATTGCTAATGAGGAAACTGAAATCACTTTAGATACTGGTTCAAATGTTATTGAGTATGATGGGCTACCTGTTAACTTGTCGGTAATTTCGACAGATTCGACTAATATCACAATCGGCTCAGCCACTGTGAGCGTTGGTACTACTAAAAGCGTTTTATCTACTCCTCTTACTAGTGAGGGTTTGACAGTAGGATATGAAGGTGAAGAAACAGTTAAATTGAGCTATGTAAAGGAGATGATTTGATGTATCAAGTGTTATTAGATAATGGCAATGGCAATGTGTTATTGCATGATGGAACTACTGTTAATAATGTTAATAAGCTTTTAAGTTGCTCTCTAGTTAATGAGATTAATAAGATATCAAGTCTATCTTTTAACATAGCTTATACTCATCCTCAATATAATAATTTTGTTGAGTTTGCTAGTAAAGTTAGTGTTTTTAATACTATCAAAAACGAGTATGTGTTTAAAGGTAGAGTACTTAATATTTCTGCCAGCATGGAAGCAGATGGAAATGTTGTTAAATCGGTTACATGTGAAAGTAGATTGGCGTATCTGAATGATAGTATTCAGCCTTACACGCCTGAACGACAATATGCAGGTGATATTAATACTAGTGGTTTACAAGAATTTATTACTACATTGTTAACTAATCATAATAATCAAGTGGAAGATTATAAAAAGATTTATCCTGGAAGTATTACTTTGCAGACTTGGAAAACTAGTGATGGTGTTTACAAAGGTCTAAACTATGAAACTACGTGGAAAGCTATTCAGGAAAAACTTTTGAATGTTTTTGGTGGGGAAATTAGGATTAGAGAAGATGATGGTTTATTGTATCTTGATTATGCTGAGAGTTTTGGAACTACTAGAACTACTAAGATAGAGCTTGGCAGAAATTTAAAGAGTGTTACACAGGATTTTGATGCTACTAAGATTATTACTAGATTAATTCCCCTTGGAGCAAAGCAAACTGATGAAGAGGGCAACGAAACTGAAAATAGATTAACTATTGCAGAGGTTAATAATGATTGTATCTATATTGAGGATTCTACTGCGTACGCAAGGTATGGTGCTATTTATGCTACGGTTGAGTGGGATAATGTCACTATTGATAGTAATTTACTCTCTAAAGCTCAAAGCTACTTAATAGAAAATAATAGTGTTAGCGTTAATAATAATGTTACTGCTCTTAATCTGTATTTGCTGGGGCTAGATGTAGATGATATTAATTTAGGTGATAGTTATCCAACTAGAAATAATTTGCTTGATATTAATGAAACTATGCGTGTTGTTAAAACTAATTTAGATATTTTATCTCCTCAACAGTCTACTTTTGATATGGGTGAGTCTACTAGATTAATGAGTGATATTTTGCTTGATATGAATAAGCAAGTTAATCAAACGGTTAATGATGTTAATATTAGTACTACTACTTTTAAAAATGAGCTAGCCCATGTATATAGTACTTTTGAGACTAATATGTCAAGTATTACATCTACCGAAAACGAGATACAAATGCAGGTAGCTCAGCAACAAACTACTATAGATGACATGGAGACTTTCCAAAATTATGTAAGTAATGTATTAAGTATGGATGCAGAAGGAACTAGTATGATTTTTACTCAGATAGATGATTATCTTAATGAGTTGGATGGAAAGATTGATAGTAACAGAACTTCTTTAGAAGAGTACATTCGTTTTGAAAATGGCAATATTTTGCTTGGTAGAAGCGAGAACCCTTTTATTTTAAAAATCATGAATGATAAAATTCAATTTTTAAAAAATGGCGTTGTTGTAAGTTATTGGGATATGACTGAAGAAAACTTTTATATTGGTAATATAAAAGTTGA